CGCACATTCTGCCCGTCAATCTCATCAACGCCCTGCTCGTGGATCCACACCCGATAGCCAGACGCCGTCGCAATACAATCAGTCAACAACGGCGCAGCAAAACCATTGTTAAACTGACCATTGCCACGGCCAGACGCCGGCAACTCGGTGTCATACCAAGTCTGCTCACGGACATTGTAAATGACAGCATGCGTGCATTCAGTCGCATCACCACGCGGGTAACACCACCAAATCTCGCCATATCGAGGAACCTTGAACGCAAACACCTTGCTGCGGTGGTTATTGTTCAAGCCATCCAAAAAGTAATTGATGTTCATCTGGTTGGGCACATCACGCACAACGCCATTGAACATCAGAAACCGATCGACCCCAGCCCAGAAAAACACCCCATCATAATCCACCACACATTGGCTGGACATGATGGAAGTGTCAGTGGCGATGACATCATACTGGAAGATCGTGGCGCCACCCGTGAACGTAGCACGAATGACCGCATCATAGGCCCAAAACAAGCCAGCAGGAGCGGTGCCAGAACCAGCACGCAACGGCATGCCCTTGATGATTTTCTGCCCCCAAGGGCGGCTAATACCGCTGCCAGAGCCCGTCAAATCCGTTGGATTTCCCGCAACAGAATGGCCAATCACCCCATCAGTCCCATAATAGAACAAATAGGGATGAAGAACGACAACGCCGCCCGTGGCATTACCACTGGGGTGCATCATGATTTCTGTTAAAGGCGCCGTTCCAAGATTGTCGCCAATGAAAATCTGGCCGCCCTCGTCATTGCAAACACACTCCAAATTCGGAGCAACGTGAGCAATGATGGAGTTCCCAGATCCAGAGGAGTCATACATGTATTGGAACATCCACTGGTTCAAAGCAGACGTATCCAAACCATCTGACCCGTAATTCATATTAACATAAGTCGCCGTGATCGTGGTCAACGATGCAGTAACGACAAAACCATTTGGCGCTGATCCAGCCGTAGACGCTGTAATGGTAACCGTCGCACCATTTGCCACTGCCGTATAATTTGGCGAAGACGTATAGGCATTGATGTTAGACGCCAAGTCAGTCGCCGTCTGTGAAAGGCTTGTATTGAAAGCAACAGAGCCAGATGTGATCGTCACCCCGTTCACAGTCACGGAATTAACAGATCCAGCAGCGCCAGTAGCTAACGTGATAGAACCATAAGCAGCAGTCGCAACAGGCGTGCGGTCACTGATAATTGAACTATTCTTTGTCTCGTCAATGGTGAAACGCTCAAGCTTTGAGGCGCCACCAGAGTGACAATACTGCAAAAGCTGCTGGGTATAACTAGTAAACCCGCGTGAAATCTCTGTCAGATATTTATTGATGGACCGATAGCCACCCATCTTGCGCGGTAAACCACGCTGAAAGCGCATCCATTGGCCGTCAACATAAAAGTCGCCCTCATACTTCGTGCCATCCCGCTTAATCCCAGGATTTGATCTGAGGACAACCGTTTGGACAGGCATCAGAAAGTGCCACCATCAACAGTAGGAATTGCACCAAGCGTGGCCCAAACAACCGCCGTGCTGGCCGCAGTAAAGATTGCACCACCAACAGTAGTTGCACCCAAATTAATGCGGGCCGCAGAAGCCGTCGTTGCGCCAGTCCCGCCATCAGCAATCACGACAGGCAATGACAAGCTGGACGAATCGGCATCCACCACATTCGTGCCATCGCAATAAACAATCGCACGCTGACCAGATTGAAAATTCTGGCCAGTTCCGGCGGACGTCTTAACAGTAAACGTATAGGCGCCAGTCGTTTCGTTGTTTACCCAATACTGCTGCACAGTAGCCGGGACAATGATGTTCCTATTGCCGGTCAACACGCCCGTAAACTTGTAAGCAATGCGGTTCAACTCAGAACCAGCCAAGACATAATTGCCAGATCCGGCAACATCAATGACCGTGTAATCAAAGGCAAACACCGCACTTTGACCAAAGCCGATCGTGTAGAAATTGATGCCATCAGTGGCAATTATCGCGCTTTCCCCAGGCTGAAAGCTGAGAGAAGAAAGACCGTCAATTGTCGGCGCGCCGGTAGGATCAGCAACAATCGCGCCAGAACCACTATTGCGAAGATAGATGAACCAATTATCGCCGACAGCCGGCGCAGATGGCAGCGTCAACGTACCGCCAGCACCCGTCCAAACAAACATCTTTGCCCGGTCAGATGCGCCAGCAGTGTAGCTGGAATTAAACGTCGTGATGGGTACAGACTGACTAAGTAGGGTGCCAACGGCCACAATACCCGTGCCGGCAAGCGAAGAGGCATTAACAGTAGACGTTGTCGCGCCATATTGCAGCGACTGCCAAGTGCCGTTTACCGTGGTGTTGTTGGTCAGATAAACCTGCCACAACGTACCGGAAGCAATAGTAACAACCTGCGTGCCGCCAGCATTGCGGATCGTGATAGTCTCAGCACCAGTATTATTGAACAGGATCGTATTGCCCGTGCCAGTTTTATTGGCGTCAGGCAGATAGATGCTTCGCCCGGCAGAAGCCGCCGAGATGTCCATAATCTTGGTAGCAAGGTTGGTATTAGTTGACGTTTCTTCCGGCCAGGAAAGAACAACATCAACCGTCAGGGCTAGTGCGCTGTAACTAATCTCGCTTGGATAGATATTGGCGCCGCCAAAAACATCAACGTAAATAGTCATCAGGCTTCACTCCTGCTGGCGCTGCGGTCCATGATGCGCTTCAAATCTTCGCCGTTCAACGCTTGGGCCGCACGATCATACATTGCCTGCCATGTCTGTATTCGCTCATCATTTTTGAGGAATGGCGTTGCCTCAAGAAGCGTCGCATACAACAACACATCCGGAGCATATTCCGTCAGCCAATTGGTCTGGAAGTCTTCTCCAAGCAACGCAGGCTGCTCGTAATACAAAATCTCCCAGGTCTGGGCAGTCGCCGGTGTCGGCGTGATGATCCAGTGCTGGTAGTCATAATCCGCATAAAATTGGGGCGTGCCAGTTTCAGCCTCGTCAGGCCAATAATTGCGGATGTATTCATAAGACCGAGCGAAGATTGGCACGTTATCAACCGTCATGCTGACAGTGTCGCGCCAACGATCAGGCTTGCGGTAAACCGCAACTCCAACTTGCAATGGAGACTGAACCGCGCGAATGAAACCTTCAATCTTCAGTTCACGCGCAATCCTACGCTCGCCCAAAGTAATCAGGCGAGGCAACTGGTCATAGACAATCTGGTCGCTTGCCTCAGTAAAACCACGCTCAAGGTAGCGCCGCAGATCGACCAGCAGACTGTCGTAGGTCATTACATAAGCCATGCTGACTCCGCCGGATTTAGGCCCCGGCAAGCTGTTTCAGCTTGCGCTTGGTTAAAATATACTCCCTGCCTGCCAAAACAAGCAAGCCATTTCAAGCCTTGGACATCTTCAAAGCCTCGGCCTCAACTTCGTCCACCCGGCGCAGCCAGCCCTTCCCAAACGTGGCAAAGGTCGGCAGGGACCGATAGAACTCCCGCCGGGCATTAGAAAAGCCCACAATCGTGTCAGCAGCAGGCTTGCTGGCCACCGCCGCCAAAGTCATGGGGCCAATTCCCCCGTCAGGGGTCACACCCACCACCTGCTGCAACAGCTTGGCCGCCCGGCCTGGGCCGCCATTCACCGCCATGTCAAACACGACAAGATCAACACCAGCCGGCATCGCATCACAAGAAGCCTTGTCCCAATAGCCCCTCTTATAGATTTCATGGAGATGCACGTCCTTGATCGCCCGCAACTCATCCTTGGAAGCCGGGCGGCCCAAATGCTTGCTGAAGGTTGCCAGCGTCACGCCCTTCATGGTGGCGCCGCCAGGATCAGCCGGATGGTCAGCCCAGCCGCCCTCGTGATGCAGCACCATCTTTAGGGCCTGGGGGAACATATCCTTCATTTGTGGGCCATCCTGTTCAACGCCTCAGTCTTTTCCTTGCTGCCGGCGCTGCTGCCAAAGTAATAGGCCATGACACCACCAAAGGCTGTGCCCAGCGTCCCCAGCATCACCAGCATGGCTTCAGACCCGCCCGTGGTCGGCAGGCCATGCGTCAGCATGTAGAACAGCACCCCGAAATACCCGACAGTAATACCGCCTGCCAGGATCTTGGGGGTCCAGTCTTTGGTCTTGATTTCCCGGTTGCGGGCGCTGTCGCGGTCCTCGCTGGCAATCCGCTCCAGATCAATGTCCAACTCGCGCATCTGCAAGGCGAAGTCGTTCTCCGCCTTCTTCAGCGCCAACAACTGCTCCGGCGTGGCCTTGGCGGCAGCCTGGAGCAACTCCTCTTCAGACCCGTCTGGCTTGCCCAGGAGGGCCTCAGAGATGGCCTTGGTGGCCATGCCGGCCAAAGGACCGCCAACCGCGCTGGCGATGCTTGGCGCCACCGTGCGGACCAAATTGAGAAGCTGCTCCATTTTATTTCTCCAGCATAAAGGTGAGGTTCTGGTGGCGCGGATATGTCACCACCCGCTCACCCTCCGGGCATTTGTACTTGATGGTAGCCAACAGCGTTGCCCGGCCAGGATTGATAGTCTCCTTATCGTTGATCGTCAGGAGATAGGTAAACGTGTCCACCTCGGGACCAGCGGGGCCGGTAAACCGGGACATGCTGGGCGTGGCTTGATGAATAACCCCGCCGCCATCCCTGACCGTCACCTCAAATCCCTCAACCGAACAGTCGTCGCGCTTCTTGATCCTGGCCACAGTAACCGTCACAGGCTGGCCAATCTTGGCGGGCTCAATCCTAAAATGCTCCGGCGCCCAAGCGATAATCTCATTCTTGAACCAGCCAAACTTCTCCCCGGCCGTGTAGCCACCAACAGCCAGCGCAAAACTGGCAGTGGCAAACTGCACGATAGGCGTCAGCTTGGGTAACTCAAATGACATTAAAGCACTTTCACCCCTTCACAATGTTTACTATTCTGGAGTTATCCTCAAGAGCAATAAACTCATGCGGGTCATTTGGCCGCCAATCTATAACATCTCCAGCGGTAACAGTTTTCTGCCATCCATTGCCGGAAATTTTAAAAGAGCCACGCGCAACTATAGTAATATGAACCGTTTCCTCATCATGTTGGTGTTTTTCCAACACATCATCAGCAAGCACAAAATCATAAACAGTGCCGGTTAGCTTGCCAAAAGAAAGAGGTTTTGATTGCAACATTAGATCACCGTTGGCGGTTCGCTAAGTTCAGTAGAAAGCACTGAAATCCAAGATTGGGAGTTTTCATCCCAATAATACATACCACCATCAATAGGATACGGCACCGGCGCATCCCAGCGGCAAGTATCTTCACTCAGCACCCATGAGGGATAGGGCTGCGGCGGAATGAAAGCATCCCGCACAGCGTCATAGGCATAACCAATCCCCGCATAGTTCTTTCGGAAATTGGCATTGTAGGATGTTTGCATCCAATTCGTGCCGGGGAATAGAGACTGACAAAAGGCGATGCCCTTTATCTCGGACTCATTCCCGTCTTCCATTAGCTCGTTGTTATGCACAACGATCACCTGAAGCACGATGTTGTTCTCATCTAGCTGTGCAAAGTGTGCCATTGATGCCTCTTAGAATGTGATCGAACCGGATCCGGTCCATTTGTAGATTTTATAGCCGCCGGTATTTGTGAAGGTTGGGGATCCTGTGGTGGATACAGCGTCATCATAAGTATTGGCATACCGAATAATAACGATGCCGGAGCCGCCATCACCACCGTCATAATCAGGTTGGCCACCACCACCACCGCCGCCGCCTCCCGTATTAGACGTTCCATCAACACCAGTGCCTGTTTTATTGCCATTACCGCCGCCACCAGTACCACCGGTGCCTGCCGTTCCTGCGCTGGCGTAAGTAGATCCACCACCACCACCAGCATAAGTGACAGAACTTCCAGAAATTGAAGAAGCAGTTCCATTACCCCCATTCCCGGCATCGGTTGATGTTGAATTACCGCCAACCGCTGAAGCCCCGCCACCACCGCCACCAG